TGCACCTCTTGTATTAACAGGAATATCGCAAGTCTGAAAATCGTTCTGAACTAATACTCCTATATTAAATACATACCCACAACACAAGTTGTCAAAGCGTTCTTGAAACGGCTCAATAGTGAATTGGTCTTGTGTAAAATAGATAGGCTCGTTAATATCATTTACTCCTTCTATTGATTGCCTTGAACTATGTCTAAGCATACCTATAATATCTGTACAAATAGCTAAAGTCTGATTAAATACTTCTTGTTCGTTATTTTTAGTATTTACAAGCTTAGTTAATTCCGAGTGTTGTTTAGTTTGCCAATCTGACTTTTCAGATACCATATCCATAATAAAGACTTGAAAGTTATAAGTCAATTGACTATCACCTGTTGTAACTGAAGTTGGGTTTATATGCATTAAAGGAAACTTCTCCATCTTTTCAAGATTAAGGTCATACACATCTCCTACTGAAGTTGTGCTGATTTGGTCGTGATACTCACCAAGTCTTAGCAAAGTGTTTACTACATTATTATAAGTCTTATTATTAACCATTTCTATTTACTTTATTTTGTGAGTTTAAGTCTGTTTCATAACTTAACCAAGTCAAGCACTCTAACAATCCTAAATTCGTTATTCTTTCTAAATTTACTATTTCACCATTTGTCAATCTATACATCACTCCAAACCAACCCCACTTCTCTGCAAAGCTTTCAGAAGCTATTGCGTCTTCATTTCCTTCAGCCGCTCCATCAAATACAATGGCAAAATCTTTGACAACTCCTTCCCTAAAACAAAAAAAAACCGTAAAGCACTTTGTACCTGTTGAGCTGACATCTTTTTCATTTCTTCTGTCCTAAGCCGAATATCTCCATCATAAGCGTCAATAATATAAATACCATTTTTCTTTTCTTTTATCGGTCTATAAAGAACAGCCATAACTTCAGGTAAATGCTTTTCTATATCATTCTTAATAAATGTTTCCAAGTCGGCATACTCCCCCAATGTTATACTGTCTAAGTCAGGGTGAAAGCCATACTCAATACCATCTATTTCAATTATCCTTTTTAGCTTAGTATCTTGCTCTTGTTGTAGCTCTGCTATCCTACTCATTATAACTGCTACATCTGATAAAGCTAATTCCTTTACTAACTGCTTAGGAATGTTAGATAACGCTGCTATTGTTTCAGTTGCTTCTTCTGTCTTTGTACCTGTTTCAAAATCAATAAGTTGCAACCATTTCTCAAGAGTTACATCTTCCCAACTACTAATCAATTTGAACTCTTTTACCTTACCTTCCTTTTTGACTTTTACTTTCATCTGTTATATAATAGAAATTTGTTAATTTTAGTTTACTGCACATAATACTTCCCTGCGTTAGGGTTGTCTAGGTGATAAATAACATTATACCTAATGCCGTCTATTGCGTGATTGTAGTTATCTACATAAAGCTTAGAACCTTTGTCAGCATATATGTAATTGTTTAGCTCTTTAGCTATGTTCGTACTCTCAGGTGTTATGATTAATTCATAGTCTTGCATACGAGTTATTCCACTTTCAATAGTTCCTTTCTTTACAGGTTTGATGTTTACTCCTAAATGTCTTAAATCGGCTATTAGCCTTGGCTCTGCTGAGTCTGCTATGATAAGTTTGTTATCTACTTTGTCTAATATGATTTTAGCTAATTCATTTGACTTTATACCATTCTTATAGATATGTTCTTTTAAATATATCTTACGCTTTCTTTTATCAATAGCTACTTCAGTAAGACTGTCAGGGTCTACACTAAAACCAAAATCCATTCCACAAGAAGTCTGTAAGCCATCAGGGTTAAATTCTCCTATACTCCAATTCTCAAAGACTACTCCTTCTGCTTTGTCTAACCAACCTCCTAAGATTTTATGCTGATACTTTTTAAAGTTCCTATGCTTTATACTCTTAATACGCTCTAGGAAGCTCTGTGAGAGGTTTTCTTTGTTATCTAGGTAGTTAGTATGTATATAGCATACATTGTCTTTAAAGCCGTTAAAACCACCTTCTACACCTTTGTCCTCAAAAAACCTTTTGTATATCCAATGCTCTTTAGTAACAGGGTTTAATATAAGTACAACTCTATTATGTATGTTCTTTTCTCTAATACTTAAATCAATAGTATCAAAGATATTCTCATCAATTAATTCTTCAGCTTCGTCTAGTACCCAAGTGCTTATGCCCTGTAAAGATTTTAGACTAGCTGTTTGATTACCTGCTGAAGTTCTAATACCTCTAAATAATATATCTGACTGATTGCTTGTATTTACTACTTCTGCTTTATTAATACTAAACACATCATCAAAACCTAGCAACCCTATCTTTTCTAAGAACTCAGGAATGATTGATAAGTGAGCTGATGTCATTGTGAAACGAGTAAAGAGAATTCTTATACCTTTAGTCATTGTAAGTAAAGTAAGAAAGACTGTAACAGCAAAAGACTTGCCCGAACCTCTACCGCCTGTAATTATAAAGTAACGAGCATCAGAAGAAAATAATGGATTGTATTTTTTATTCAGTATCAGTTTCAACAAATGTTATAACAGGCATATTAATAGCTTTATCGCCTGAAGTTATATCTACTCTGTTTGTTTCATTCCAACCAAGTCTAGTCTTTGCAGCGTGTATTACAACTGAAGGCACTTTGTCCTTTACGCATTCATAATACTTAGACTTTATAAAGTCCTGTTGTATGTTTTCTATTTCTTCAACCTGAGCTTTAAATTCTTCATCTTCTTTTAGCCACTTATAAAAGTTTGTTCTGCTTAAGTCAGTTGCTTTTAAAGCTGTTGTTATTACTCCTAAAGAACTTTCTAATGCTTTGAGTAATCTCTCTTTGTTAATCTTTGTTCTATTCTGTTCCATTTTTCAATGTTATATTAGAGCGTGATGGTGGAATTGCACCCCTTCTTTGACTTGGAATAGCCAACGCATTACTGTATATGCTAATCACGCTTATTTTCTTTTCTTTCTTTTAATGTTATCTTTTCGCCTTTATACATTCCTGCACCTATTTTATCTATTTCGCTAAAAGGAATAATTGGCTTTGTTAAATTACTTTCCATTTTCTTATCAATAAAATATATATACTTTAACTGATAACCTTCATAAGCTTTCCAATTTCTAAACTCACTACTCATTTTTAAATGGTGTGCCTGTATTATGTGCATTGGTTTTAGGGTTTTAGGGTTTATTCTTAAAGCTGTATTTTCAGCAATACCAACCAACTTAAAACCACTTGCTCTGTATATTGTTCCATCTCCACATTGTGTTCCATCTGCAAAACTAATTACCCATTTTATGTGAGGTGCGTTTTTCTTTATTAATTTCATAGCAATACTTATACATCTGCTTTCACTATACTTAGGAAGAAAGTCATTAAAAGCCATTCTGTTTAATTCAATAAACTCATTCCAACCTGTTCCCTCTACTAAATTAATTGTTCCTTTTTTATTTATACTAGGTCCGAAACTCATTACTCCGTGTAAACGCTTATCTAAAAAGCAACCAAAATGCAAAGTGCTATTTGGCACAACCTTTCCTGAGTAGTGTTGTTTCTTTACAAAAGCATTAGCAACTTTACTTGTTAATACTTTAACTATTATTTCTTTTGCTCTTCCCATTTTATTAGTGGAGGTGTGCAGGTTCGAACTGCATAAAACCCCTATTGGTCACCCCCTGTTATCCATTCTTGATTTTTTCTAAACACCTGACTATCTTTAGGATAATCTAGACATTTTTTTTCTAAATAACTTCTTATCCCTTTATTTAAAGGGTAAATATACAAATATCTGAAAGAATTTACTATGTTTCCTGAACCAAATAAAAACTCTCCTACTTTTTGACTTCCTAGTTTAACAACCTCTCTTGGAACTCTACCAAAACGCATAGGAGAAATAATATTTTTGTATTCACCTTTGACAGTTTGATAAAAATCATTACATACTTCTTTTCCAAAATATAGCCAACTACTAGCTTGATATACAATACCACAATCATTCTTACATCCTCCTGCGTGTGTTAGCAATAGTTTTATTTTAGTATTATCTTTGAAAAGTTTATATATTTTCCCCAATACATAGCTTTCTGCATTATGACCTAAAACATCTGAGAGGTTCATTCTTTGCATTTCTATAAATTCATTATCGTTAATTTTAGGAACTATTTTTTTTACTTTTTGTTCTGTGCTTGGGCTTAGTCCAAATGTAACAACCCCTCTTAGTAATTTATTATAGAAAACTCCAAAGCAGACTTTTGGAATTGGAAAAGTTTTCATATAATGATTTTCAATAGTATATCTTTTTGCAGTTTTACTATCTATTATCTTTACTTTTATGTCTTTTAACTGTTTGTTTTTCTCCATTCTGTTATTAGTAAATATAAAGCGTTACCATTACTATTTTCATTTCCGTAAGTTTCTACATACTTATACTCCTCTGTGTATTTTATTTCTTGTACAGCTTCTTTTATTATATTGCTTTGCTCACTACTTAGTGTGTATGTTATTTGCTCTAAGTTGCTTTTTTCTCCATCAGGTAAAGTAAACTCATCACTTGTTTCAATATCATCTTCATTCTGCCATACATCTAAACCCCATTCAGCAAGTTCCACGCTATCCCATTCATTAGCTAACATATCCCATTCCCACTCGCCAAAGCCTACATTGTCTTTAACTATAAATTCTTTCTTTTGTTCTTCAGTAAGTCCTTCAGCTACTTCTATCCATACTTCTTTAAGCCCTGCGTCTTTACTAGCTTTCAATCTCATATTGCCACCTAATACAATCATATCTTCATCAACTACAATAGGTCTAAGCTTTAACATCTCAGGAAATTCCTGTATTGACTTTACTAACTTTTTAAACTTATCGTTTTTTATTATTCTAGGATTGTTAGGGTTTCCCTTTACCTTACTTATCTTAACTTGTTGTTTCATAATGTAGTGTCTTAGTATATAATAGAATTTTTGTTAATTTATTTTATTCGGTCTTACTTCTTATCTTTTCTGTTGCTCCTTCCCAAAGCTTATCTCGTTTCATAGTTAGAGTAGGTTCTGTTCTTTTAAGACTTGGCATTCCTTCAGTTGGTTCACTATCCATATACTTACCACATTCACAGAGTGCTTCCTTAGTTACCCATTTGCCATCTCTTAGGACTATTGTAGCTTTTCCTATTTCCATAGTGTTTCCACATTCGCAAGTGTATAGTGTCATAATATCTTTAATTGTTTTTCCTGCTTATTTATTCTTTCTTCTGCAATTTTAAAATACTTCTCATCTTGCTCAATTCCAATAAACTTTCTATTTAAGTTCTTTGCTGCAACTCCTGTTGAGCCACTACCCATAGTGAAATCTAATACTGTTTCATTTTCGTTTGTGTAGGTTTTTATTAGATACTCCATTAATGCAACAGGTTTTTGAGTAGGGTGTTTCTTCCCCTTGTTAGCAATCCATTTTCCAACTATTATAGTATCAGGGTTTTTGTGGGTGTAAGTATATGATTTACTATTACTCCCGTCACTATTTATTTTATAGCTGCTATCCTTACCTTTTTTAGAATAGTTTTTAACTGTAACAGGTTTATCCCTTAAAGTCATTTGTGGATAATAAAAACCTTTACAGTTAAACACGCTTATAATTTCGTGCTTATTCATTGGCATTCTTTTGGCATTTGCAAAACCTCTTGGTATATGCTTATCCCATACCCAATCATATTTATAATGTTTGATATTTGACATTCTCAAAGCACTACTAAAAGGCTCAGAACCAAATAAGACTATTGCACCATTAGGTTTTATTATTCTATTCAGTTGTTTCCACATTAATTCAAAGTCTATTACACTATCCCACTTACAGGCTGTTGTTCCGTATGGTGGGTCTGTTATTATAGCGTCAATACTTCCATCAGGAATATACTTCATAACTTCTAAGCAATCACCTTTATACAGCGTCATTATGTAATCTGTCTAGTTCAAAGTGTAAATGGTTTATTGCTTTCTGTATATCTTGTTCAGCAGGATTGCCTTCTTTTTTACCCGCACGTAAGAGGTAACTGATTGCCGTTCCTATGTTGTAGCTATCAGGTTGGAAGTCCTCTACTACTTTTCTTGCTGAGTAACCGTACTTCTTTCCTGAGTAGTAACTTGGTTCAGGTGTTGCTTTATAGTCTAAGTCTATTGGCATAGTTTCTAGGTTTTTAATTAGTTTCTCGTTCTGTGTCATTATTTAAAAGATTAAGTAATTGATGCGGTGTATAAATGCGACTATCACCTGAGTAATTTTCAAAAATACAAGTAAAGTTATCGTTCTCCCAAGTCCAAAGACTTCTGACATTCTTTT